GTAAATATTTTGCAGCCCTACCTGTACCTGCGTTGACACCAAAATCAAACACTACTAAATCTAAACCATTTGGCAATTGGTCTCCTTTGACACGATCCCAATAATTCTTTTTATAGATTGGTGCAACATCCTCTTCTTTTAAATTTTGCATTGTATTCTCTGATACAGAATATCCAACCCATTCTTCGTAAACTCTTTTTGTTACACCCATGTTTGTCATTCCACCAGGGTCTTTTGGATGATTTACATATCCACCCTCATGATGTAAAACTATCTCTAGACATTTATTAAAATTGCTCATTATCGACTCCAAATCCTAATTTTGTTTTTTCTATTAAATACTCTTTTACAAAACCACTTCTTACTATATCACCAATGTTAAATTCAGTAACATTGAAAGACGGCATATTATCTAATATTCTAACAAAATCTTGTAATCCATTCTTTTCTACTGACTTTGTTAAATCTGTTTGAAAGAAATCACCGGCAAATGATATCTTTGAATTTTGTCCAACTCTTGTAATGATTGTATCTAATTCATGAAAGTTTAGATTCTGACACTCATCTACAATTATTATAGAATTATCAAATGTCAAACCTCGTAAAAAAGATGTTGACATGAAATGTAATGTTCCTTGTTGTTTTAGTCTATCAAACAACATTAGAAATGCTTGTTCATTTGGTTGTTGAAACATGAAACGAACCATGTTCATATAATTAATCTGATATAATGCTGACTTATCTTCTTCATCACCAGGTAAGAAACCAATCTCTCTTGTAGGAATTAGAGACCTTACTATTATAACTCTATCATATTCTGTGTTAGGATTTAGAACGTCTTGAAGTGCTTTGTATAATAAAATAAATGTTTTACCTGTTCCGGCAGCTCCAAAAACAAATTGATTTTTACCTTTATCCCAAGTATCAAAAACTACTTTTTGATTATCACCTATTGGTTTCAGTGATAACATGTCTTTTAAATTTAGATCATTGTTTTTCTTCGCCATTTTCGCCTCTACCTTCGCATCTATCTACAAGTTCTTTTGCAGGTGCTTTATTAAGTCTTAACTCTCTCCATTGTTTAGACATTTCATAACTACTTTTCATAAGTTTTTCTTCTTCTGCCCAATATTCGTCAAAAGACTTTTCTATTTTATTTTCTTCTACCATCCGCCATCATCATTCTTAATTTTTTCTTTTACAATTTCATTAAGATTTTTAGGTTCATCTTCCTTGAAATATTTATTTAACATTTCTAATTGATCATCATACATTGCAACTATATTTAATTCTTTTTCTATAGTCTCTAAAATGTCTGGGTGTGCTTCACCACCAACACCTACTGCCTTATCAAAGTATATGTCAACATTCATTTTATGTTTTTTGATATGACCAATGGCATGATCTTTCATCGCTTGTATTATTTTGTCTCTCATGTTTTACTCCTACATTAAACCATGTTTTTTTAAGACTTGTTTTGTCTTAATTCTTTTATGATCTTTTGTACCATACCTTTCAGCAAGAGCAGAGTCTGGGTGTGCATCTGCTATTCTTGTCAGGTTATCCTTAAATCCATTATCAATCTTTGGCCCTACACCCATAAGATGATCGCCAACTAAAGCAGCTGCCGTTGGCATTTGTTCATATTTAGGATTTTTAGATAACAAATCTTGTAACTCTGACCATGTACAAAATTCTTCAAACTGTTCATCAGTATCTTTATTTCTAATTATATAAGTTGGCATTTATTTTCTTCCATTCAAAGTTAACTCTCTTACCATTATCATATGGTTTTAAATTTAGTTTTTTCCACTCTAAACTTTTATCTATAGGTGGTTCTTCTATTTGTTTATGTATAGTATATAGTGGTGCAAAAGATAATAGTATTTCACTTTTACATTGTCCTACAAAAGTCCAATCAGCACCTCCCCAATATATTCTTCCATTTGCATCTGAAAAGTATGATTCAGCATATCCATTTTTACTCCAAAAGTAAGCATAATTTACTAAGAAATCATTTGGTGATATCGGATTTGAATTTGGTACACGACAAAATCTATGCAATCTATCTTTTTTTGCTGTCTTAATATACTCTGGTAATTGTTTCATTAACATTGGTGACATGACTCTATCAAGGTCTAAACAAACATTCCACTCTGTATCTGTTTCTTGCATTAATAAATTTTTACATCCTTCATTGTTCCAACCAATATCATTTTCAACAACATAGTGATCCCACTCGCCTGGCACTTCACTCTCTGGCAATGGTTTGTGTTGAGAACCGTCATCAACAATACGAAACTTATAATCATCATAATTAGAACAGTTAAGATAATGATCTCTCACTAATTTAAATGTTTCTAAATTATTATAATATGAATAATTAACTGATATCAAAATCCTATCCTATATGTCTCAATCCATTTTTTTCTTAATGTATCAACGTACTCTTCCTCTAAATCATCTAAACCTAACCAAAGTAATGTTTTATGTATCTCATCATAAAAATGTGTAAAACTTGTAATACTTTCCATATCAAAATCATGAGTATTATTCCTATCATCATCAACTTTATATTCGGGTCTTATTTTACTTGAATTAGTTCTTCCCTCTAAAATCCAATCACAGTTTTGATACATCAAATGTTTTGCATTTACATATTTGTAATATGCATTTTCCTTATTTTGATTTACCATAGGAAAATAATGTGTATCATTATGACATAATGCTCTAAAAACATTATTTGCTAATTCATCATCTTTTTCCATTTGACCATGATCATTATGAAACCCTGCTAATCGAAAACATCCAAATTCAAAGTGTTTATCAACTTCTGGTTTGTTTTGTTCTATGCATTCTAAACTGTATCTAAAACTCCATAATTGATCATAATCATATTTCATTTTTAAACTTGCCAATACTGTGTCTTGATGTACAAATTTAGGATGTAACGCCAATACAAGACTAATAAATTTACCACCACCCTCAAATGGATAGTTTAATACCACAAGTTTTTCTGTTTGTCTATTGATTGGTATCATACCAAGAAGGTGTCTCTCTATTTTTCCATGTAGCAAAATCTTTTTTATATTCTCTATAATAATTATGATATGCCTCTATAACATTTTCTGTTTTACAATCATCTGGCATACATTGTGGTAGTTCAGTTTCATCACCGATAATAATATTATTAGGAGCTTTCTGTAACCAAAAAGATGGTTTAGATGCACCATGGATTTTTCCATAACGATGTGTAAACTCTGCAAGAACTGACATATACAAAAAAAATAATTTATAATAATTACCTGAACACTCTCTTACCCAAATTCCGTCTGGGTGTTTAATGTGTGATGCCATATATAAATGTTTTTCTCTCTCATCATTCAATCTAAATCTTTTTGCCCTACGACCAGTTTTAGTTTCACCGACATATTCTTCGCCGTCTAAAACTCTATGAGCAGTTGATAATAATTGAGCATACTCTATCGGCATTTTGACAATATGCTTGTCGCAATGCATTCTGGCACACTCTATAGGATTTTCATGTAACTCAAATATGTTCATTATCTCGCCACTCTTTTCTCATTGTAACATATTTTGGATCAGTTGTCAATCTATCTCTAAACTCCTTAAATATCCTTGCTGAGACCGCTTTTTTACTCGTTAGAGCGTCTTTTGCTTGTGGTTTGATAGTTCCGTCACGATTATATTTTCTACCACTCTTGTGGTTCGCATATCGTCTTGCACGGGTAAATCCCATTTCTAAAAACTTTCTACACATATCCATGCCAACAAAATCATCTTGTTTTTTATATTGTTCGTACATCGAATATATTTTTTTCGCACTCATCTCTGCGATTCTTGGTGTTCTAAATTTCCAATGTTGACATATATCATTCGTATAAGGTCGAACTAATAATACACCTTGTTCGCCTCTACCTATTCTATATCTCTTATCGTTTGGTTTAAATAATATATTTTTATAATCTAGATTGTAATCAAACTCTATCATACACTCTTCTACCATCCCATATCATACTAAAACATAATCTATTGGTATCTCTTCCTCTGTTGTATTCATTAAACTTATCATTGTGATCTATACCAAATATAACACAACTACTTGGTTCTACATTTAATTCTTTACATATTTCAATTTGTTTATCTTTGTATTTAAGTGGTATGTAATCTGCATCAAACTTTTGCATCATCTGAGAACCAATGTGACAATTTATCAATGGTATGTAATTATATTCGTCTTCGTTTATTACATAAAGTTGGTCTTCCCATTTTTGAATATATCTTTGTAATCTAATACCTATGCGATGTTTTTCTATAGGAAAAGGTTTACTTAGACTTGTTACAATATATTTTATACATCTATGTGATACATCTATTTTTAAATTATTCGCAATATTAATATAAGCCATGTCTAACATAACAGGTATATCTAAGTCATCACATTTTTTTAGTATATTATCTAGATTAGGGTATATGTTACCTGTGTCACTAAATGGTGTGCTGATAACTAAAAAATCACCTTCTCGTAATTCATCATCCTCTAACCATGTGAATTTATC